GTGCAGGATACGCAAAGCAAAATCAGAAGGTGTCTTTGAGTTTGGTAGAGGACAAGTTAAATCTGTACGAATTGCCTCCAACACAGAAATAAAATATTTTACTGCCATAAAAGGAATTGAAGCACTAAGAGAATCAAGATGAAAACAGTCTCCATGCTCAACGAGAAAACCTTCTGCGTGACGTTTTCATACTCACCAGAAACCGTAGCACAAGTCCGTTGCCTACCGCAAGGACGTCGCTGGGTGCCGGAAATCCACGCCTGGACATGCCCCGCCTCGGTGGATGCCCTCAAGCAACTCAGGGAATGGCAATTTGAAATCAAGCCGGACGCGATTCAGTGGGAGCAGAACTTTTTCAAGCCAGCCAAGCCCGCCGTCCGGCTGATTGACGACATCCCAGGCCTCAAACACCCGCTCTACCCTTTCCAGGCCGAGGGTGTAGGGTTCATCGAGGATCGGGGCGGGCGGGTGCTGATAGGGGATGAGATGGGCCTCGGCAAGACGGTACAGGCGTTGGCGTGGCTCCAACATAAAGGAAATCCGGCGCTGCCCGCCGTTGTCGTTTGTCCGGCCTCGCTCAAGGGCAACTGGAAAAGGGAGTGCAAAGAATGGACGACACTGACGCCGTGCGTTCTATCTGGTAGGAATTACAGCCACACCCCTTTAGGTGGTTGGGATGTCTGCATAATCAACTATGACATTCTATCAAACTGGAAAGACTGGATGGACCACGTGGCAATAAAAACAGTAATCCTCGACGAATGTCATTTTATCAAAAACATGAAAGCCCAGCGCACCAAAGCAACTAAAGCGTTCTGTAAAGGGAAAAAACACGTCATCGCCCTCAGCGGAACTCCCATCATAAATCGTCCGGTGGAATTTTTCAACACCTTGAACATTCTTGCCCCCTCCCAATTCAACAAATACTGGGACTATGCGCAACGCTACTGTGACGCCAAGCATACTGGCTACGGCTGGGATTTGTCCGGCGCGAGCAATGTCGAGGAACTCCACCAGCGACTTGACCGAAACATAATGATCCGCAGGCTGAAAGCCGATGTGCTGAAAGACCTGCCGGAAAAGACCCGGACAACTATCCCATTGGAACTGGACTCCTACGGACAATCTACCTACAACGCGGCTCTACACGAAGCCTTCGGCGTATGGGATAATGAAAAACCGGACCCGCTGAAGGACATCACAATGATCGGGCAACTGCGGCAGGCCACCATCACAGCCAAGATGGACCTGTGCTGCGAATGGATTGATAACTTCTTGGAGACTGGACGTAAACTTGTGGTGTTTGACATCCATCACAAGACGACGGACAAGTTGGCAGAACGATACAAAGGAATCCAGTATGTCACACTCGACGGAAGAACTGATCCGCGACTGAGAATTCGTGCGGTTGAACAGTTTCAAAATGATTCCAACGTCAAGCTGCTAATTGGCAACATCCAAGTGGCCGGGATAGGCCACACCCTCACCGCCGCGCAGGACGCCGTGTTCCTCGAGTTCCCGTGGACGCCAGGTGAACTTGCACAGGCAGAAGACCGTATTCATCGGATCGGACAGAAGGGTGCTGCAAACATCTACTACCTTGTCGCACAGGGGACACTGGAGGAAGATATTATCGAGCTGATCGAGGAGAAGCGGAAGGTGGTCGGTGAAGTGCTGGATGGAAATGCAATAATCGACGAATCATTGAATCTGCAAAAAGAACTGATAAAACGCCTGAAACAGAAAGGAAGTAAATGAGACTACGTGAAATGATGCTTGAAGTATTAGTCTCCCAAAAATGGGGTGGTTTGTATTCCCCTGATGAACCGTGCGGTTGTTTAAATTCAGACTTAGCTCCCTGTGGTGGCGACATTGGCGAGTGTTGCCCCGGAGTCAGACGCGATTTTTCAAAGGATGAAGATTGTGGAAATACGGAATGTGATGGCAATGGAACTGAGCATTGGCATATTGTTCCGGTCAATATAAAACAGAAAGGAAAGAAATGAAAAACGAAACATGCTCCTGGATGCTGCACAAGTTCCCGCGGGACCTCAAGAACCGGTTCGCCGCGGCAGCCAAGGTCGACGGAAAGTCGATAGTCGACATGCTGACTTACCTGATAGCCCGCTTCCTGCGGGAGAACTACGAAAAGACAAAAAAGGAAATCCTCAACAATGACAAATAAGCGCCACCGGACAACCTTCCCAGGCGGTGGAGATTTCAGCGGATACTGGGTACGCGGAAAAACCCTACGAACCATCGCCCGGCTCGTCCACCAAGGACGAAACATCCGCACCGACCACACCTACAGCCTACTGTTCACCTCCGGCCAGCTCGGTGACGGGCTGTGGACCACCGAGGAACTGCTTGAAAAAGGGGCAACAATCACCCATGACAAGCCTGAAGAAAAAACCACTTGACCTTGAGCGCCTGCTCATGAACACCAACATTGAGTACCAAGATGCTGGCAACGGCTGGCTGCAACTGCAGTGTCCGTTCTGCTACAAAGGCGACGGCAAGTTCGGCCTTGGCTGGAGCGGCGAACATTTCCACTGCTTCCGCTGCGGGGGACTTCGCGAATATGAGACCGTCGCCGCCCTGCTGAAGATAGACTTCCAAGAAGCCACCAGGCTGTGCCGGAAGCACCGGGCCTCAGAGGGACACAGGGACAGCCATCTGGCAGGTCCTGGGGCCACCCAGACGCCAAGGACACATGCCCAGGAGGTCAGTCTGCCGTACGGGACAGGTCCGATGACTGACAGGCACAGAAAATACCTCAGGTCCCGTGGCTTCAACCCCGACGCGCTTGAGCGAGACTGGGGCCTGTGCGGCACCGGGCCACTGGGCACGTTCGCCCACCGCATTATCATCCCCATCTACGACAGGGATGAAAAGCTGGTCTGCTACCAGGGCCGAGACATCACCGGCAGATCTCCCAACAAGTATAAATCCTGCCCAGACGCGCTGGCGGCGACACCCATCAAAAATTGTATTTATGGCCTGGACCGCGTGGAGGGCGACACGGTTGTCGTCACCGAGGGGGCGACGAAGGTCTGGCGCCTCGGCCTGCCTGCCGTCTGCACATTCGGGGCGGCTGTCGCCGACACCCAGGTGCTATTGCTACGGCGATTCAGGCGGGTGTTCATCTTGTTCGACGGAAACGAGGCGGGGGCAAAAGGCGCCGACAAACTGTCAAGACGACTTGCCCCGCTTGGCGCTCACCCCGTCGTGATAACCCTTGGGCCAACCGACCCTGTCGACCCCGGAGATTTAACTGACGCCGACGCACGAGAACTGATGGTGGAGTTAGTAAAAAGGTAACCTTATTAACCTATTGGCAGTCTTGTCGAACCCTTTGTTTGCAATGATAATAATCAATACCAGTTTACAAAGTAAGCAAGAAAAAGTATAATACTTACGAAACGCGATGCACCACGCGTGGAACAAAATAAAACCAAAAGAGTGTTTGGTATGTTCAAACTTCAAAATCAAAAAACGGTCAGCAACAGTGGTCGGGTTGTGGTTTCGCTTCCAGGGCGAGCTCTTTTGGTTTCCCGGTGCCCCATTGTTTTGCTGGCCGTTTTTCTTTCCCCCCAAGGAGATCCCAGATGACCGAATATATTCGTGGTGAACACCAAAAAGACTTTACCTTGCTCAGCAATAAAACACTTCGTGATTCTTCCTTGTCATGGAAGGCGCGTGGCTTGCTGGCGTATCTGTTATCACACGCCGAAGGATACCATATACGTGCGGACAACTTGCATCAGTTTTCATCCGACGGCATATCTGCCACCCGCTCAGGCATAAAAGAACTAACACAAGCCGGGTATATCTATTTTCAAAAACAGCAAGACAGCGCCACAAAGGCATGGGTTGCTGGACATTGGATCATCTCAGAAGAGGCAAGCCTGCCTAAAGGCCTGAGGGTGAGTAAGCCTGAGGATGCGAAACGCACCTTTAGCCTTTCGCAGACTCAGCCTTTCGCACCCTTGTATAAGAAGATACAAAAGAAAGAAGAGCAAAAGAAAGAAGAGCAAAAGAAAGAAGAGCCTCTTTTTTCAAAGACAGAACACTTTGTTAAAAAGTTCTACACCATCCAGCGGGAACGTTTTCCTAACATTGTCAAGAACACACCAGCATCACAGGTTGTCCAGGCATGTGACACAATTGACAAGTTGGTGCGGATAGATGGTTACACGCTTACGCAGGTTATCAAAGCAATCACCTGGACGCTCGACGATACATTCTGGGCGACCAACGTACATTCCATCGTCGGCCTCCGTGGCCGCGCAAAAAATGGAAATACTAAGTTCCAAAATATCTTGGCACAGATGGGTGATAACCAGCAGACGTCTTCGGCGCAAGAAAAATTTCAACAGCCTGAAGCCCGCAGGTTTCCGGCAGACAACTCCGCCTACGGCAACATGATGGGCATCAGGGACGTGGACTTCAAAGGATGAAAATACACCGACAAAACGTTGACGGGTCAGTCGAGCGCAAGCTTCTGACCGGAATGATCGTGTCCACCGAGTTCATGGAGGGGGTGATCACCTTCTACGACCCGGACCTGGTGGAGACCAGGTTCGTCCGTACGGTGATGGAGTGGTGCACCCGCTACTTCAAGCAGTATGTTAAGGCGCCCGGCATCCACATCAAGGACATCTTCGAGAGCCATGCCGGGCGGATGGACTCAACCGAGCGGGAGTACATCTCCGACCTGCTCAACAGCCTGTCTGACGAGTACGCGCGGGCGGATAAGGTTAATGTTCACTACCTGCTTGACCAGGCCGAGGCCTATTTCAAGACCCGCAGCCTGTCTCAGCTGTCTAGGGAGATCAGCGGGCACCTGCTCGAGGGTGAGGTGCAGGAGGCCGAGTCCCTGCTGGGCGGCTACAAGCGTGTCGGCAGGCCGCTGTCGCTGGGCGAGAACCCGTTCACGTCGGCAGACGCCATCTCGAGGGCATTCGAGCACGAGGAGACTCCGCTTTTCACCCTCCCCGGCCCGCTGGGCAAGATGCTGAACCGGGAGCTGAAGCGGGACCAGTTTCTCGCCATCATGGGGCCTGAGAAGCGGGGCAAGACCTGGTGGCTGAATGAGATTGCCCTCCGCGCGGCTAAGGCACGTTGCAACGTGGCACTGTTCCAAGTCGGGGACATGAGTGAGGATC